GCAAAAGCAAAAAACTGCTCCTTAATTGCGTTTTCTTTTAGTGTTGCACTAAAGAATGGTGTGATTTTTGGTGCTTTGAAAGGTGGCTTTCTATATAAAGAAATGTCATCTTCTTCAAACCCATTCTCCCCAAATTCAGCAGCCCTGTCAACATTCACTAGTTTTGGTGAATTACATCCATCTGTAAACAACAATAAAGATTCTTTTTTTGGAATATTAAATATTACATTCCCTTCTATTTTACAATCCTTATCAAAGTTTAATACATTTTTAGCCTCTGCTCTTGTGTCTTTTAATATTAATCTCTGAATTTGATTAGCCACATCGAATTCAAAAACAAAAGAATGTCCAAGGCTATTTACTACAAACCAATAAATTCTTTCATTTGATTCATCTGGAACTGCTCCGATAACTTGTGGGCTATTACTAATATTAGTGTGAGATAATTGAACATTACCTTCTTCGTTTACAACAACCCCGGCAGAACCATCTGCTGTGTTTACAACACGAATATTTAGGGCGTCAATATATTCACCTTCAGGAACAAGTCTTTCATCGAAATCCTTGTTCATCTTTCCTACAGAAAAAACATTTTTTAATTTCATGCTATTTTATCCACTTGTTTCTACCTTTCAAGAGCTGTGTTAACTCGCCTAGTTTTATAGAATTAAGTCTGATTTTTGCATTTCGTAAAGATGCTGATGCTTGTTTTTGTGCTCTCCTTACAATAAACTCTTGAACGCCAAACTTGTTTTTTAATATTGTTGCAGATAAATAATCATACATAAATGTTTCTGCAAGCTTGTGAAGTTTGATTTCGTTATCAGCATAAGAATATAATCCATCTGACACGTATTCTATAATAACATTTTTTGTTTTTAAGTTTGAACTGAATAATATAAACCCTTGGTTTTTGTCTAACAAATAACTTCCATTCGCACTAGCACTGCCTGTCTCCATTCCAAATCTTTTGCCGACAAGCTGTTTACTAGGTATGTGTGTGTCGCCATCTGTGTTCTCTTTCCAGTTTGTTTCTACAACTGGCGTCCCTGTAAGTGCGTTTCCATCTGAATCAAACAATATGTTTTTTTGTGGAGTACCATCTTGTAAGTATGATGTAGGTGTAGCAGAATTAAAATTTTGATTTATAGGAAAGGTTTCTCCTTTATCACCTACAAATGAAACTTTAACAACACTAACAAAATCATGTGGTAGTGGCACTTTAAGAGTATCAGGAACCTCAAGTTCAAACCCTTGTATCTCCCTCAGAGCATCATAATGAAGCTCCTGGATTCCTCTTTTTGCGTGAAATATAAGCTCATTTCTTTCAACTTTATTGATTACTTTATCATCTCCTACATAAGACAATAAAAAATTATTAATAATATCTTCCAGTAATACATATTGATATGTTCCCCAATTATCATAGTTTGGGTTATCACCACTATTATTGTAATACTCTTGTTGTGTAATATGTTGTCCTATCGTTGGCATAATTATGTATTATCTATTTCTAAGTTTGCTTTCTTTTCTGCATCCATAGCGTTCACAACTTCTGCTTCTCTAATCGCTAATCCTGCATGTTTACATATTCTAACAACTAAATCAACCTCATCTTCTTCTGATATCTCAAAGTTTGTTGTCAGGTTTGCGTTGTACACTGGGTCTCCACCAACCGTACTATAACCCCAAACAGGGTCTAGTGGTTTTCTTATATAATTCATAATTAAAGGTAACTCTGTTCCTTGTGGTGTTGTACCAGTATAAAAGATTGACAATGGCCTAGCGTATATGTTGGAATCTTCTCTATAAAAGATAGGAAACCTTACAGAAGGTTGAGAAAGATTACTAGCCATAATCATATCAAAACTTATCTTATCTACCTCCTGAAACAATCTACCGTTATAAGATAAATTGATTAATTTGTAATAATTAGAAGGAAAATTAAAATAATCTTCTACTCCTCCAGGATTTGTTTCAGCAGGATCACTATTGGTAGCATCAACATCTGTATAAGTCAGAGTAGTTGATGTCATAAATATCCTTATTTTATTTTTTAGTTGTTCTGCCATATCTCCAAAACCTAGACTTCTTTTTCTTAAATTTTGAAGTTGATTTTGTCTAGCAAATTCACTAAAATATCCCTCAAATATTTCAAGCTGCGCTAGTTTTGCAAAAGAATTAAATTCAAGGGGTGATATGTATCCTCTATTATCTTTATTTAGTAAAAAGAATACTGTATTTCTTACGCTGTTAATCATGTGTATCTTTTTTACAAAAGTAATAAAAAAAGGGGCTCAATAAATGAGACCCCTCTTAGCCCTTCACGGTGATTAGTGCAATTTAATCAAATTATTTATATTTTATAATTTATTTGTAATATTTTGCATTACATCAAGACCTTCATCTGTTTTGAAAAACATTGCTAAAGCAGAATAAACATTTTCGCCATAAGGAGCAACTGCAACCTTAGTCTTTTTATCATCTGCCCAAACCACTGTTCTGCCATCATCCTTAATATGCAGGATATTTTCTTCTACTGCTCTTACTGCAAGATTTCTTAATTTAAGATTTTCATCGTCCAGTAAGTCTAGAAACTCTTTAGGATTATTCCTTGCATATATAATCATATCTCGTCTTAATTCTGATGATGTAAGGTTAGATACATTACTTTTTAAAATAACTCTCCCAACAGCCTCTAAATCAGTTATATCGAGTTCTTTTGCAGCAACCTGTGCATCTAAAGAACTAGTAAGGTCTTCAACCTGCTTACCAGCATCTTTTTCTGCATCAAACTCATAATATGTTCTACCCAATTCAGGATGAATCAATAGGAACTTTGCTAGGTTTATATTGTAATCACTAACTATAAGTTTGCCGTTTTCAAAAACAACAGGTTCAACAGTAGCTAAACCATCTTGTTCATCTACAAAAGGACTTGTTTGATTGGTTGCCCATCTCAAAGCTCTGTTCATAGAACCATCAAAGTATGTTAAAGGTTTTGTGCTTGAGTGTTTTACTGACAACATATACCTAAGAGGTGTTCTGTTTTTAGTAAGTATAAATATTCTTGTTTTAGTTTCCATGTTTGGAAACAAGGATGCATACCCTTTTTGTGTAGTATTTTTAACTTTTGCCATTTTATTAATATTTAATTTAATTTAAAAAAAGAGATTAGGGAGCCGAAGCTCCCTTACCTCTAATATAGTATTACTGCATTAAAATGAAGTTGTTAGCTCCCATAACGCATAATGCTCTTTCTGATAAGAAGTGTACTGACATTGAGTCAACATCACTAGACATTCCAGAACCGATACCAGCAGAACCTGTTACCCAAGACTTATATTTTCTGTCTTCAGTTGCAGATTGTCTGTATCTGACGTGTAAGAAAGGTCTTTGAGCATTTTGCCCAAGAACTTGGTCATACACTGTCATTGTACCAGCAGGAACGACAATACCATCAACACCACCGAGTTTACCTCTTGTTGTAGCATCGTTTAGGTATTTCCAGTCACTCTTATAGAAATCATATCCAATTCTAAATCCAGTGAATCCAAGATTTAAAGCCATATCCTCATCATTGTCGAAAAGACCATAAGAAGATGTAGAAGCTCCTGAATTGTTTTGAGCAGCTAATACTTTGTCAATATCAAAGCCTGTTGCTCTATTTACAAACAATACATTTTCTTGAATTGCTCCTTCTTTATCTAAAACTTTAGCAATATCTTCTAAATCAGCTCTAGAGTCGATTGTTCCAGAAGAAACATTACCATCATTTTCTACTTCGAAGAAAAGACCTTTTGTTCCTTTGAATCCTGCAGTTGCAGCAGCAGAACCTGACGCAGCAGGTACTCCTTCAACCATAGATAATTCTAGGTAGTCCTCAAATCTTAGTCTACTTTCATGCTCTGATTTCAAGTACCATAGATATCCTGAAGCTCCATTCTCTGTAGTTACTTCAACCCATCCAATGTGAGCCATTTCAGAACCTGATACTTCATATTTTTCTTTGATAATAATAGGGTTGTTTTCTTTAGCGACAAAGTCAGCATCATAAGAACCTGACATTCCACCAGTACCCTTTTTAAATTCAGAACCATATACAAATAGAGATACAGCATCACTTGCTGAGAAACCTCCAACTGCTACTAAGTCTGCTAAATCTAAACAAACAACATCAACAGAGTCTGCACCAGACGCATCAGATACGATAGCGTGTAATGTAGGGCCTGTTCCGTCAGTTTTCTTAATAATAACCGTTTGGTTATTTCTTAGCTGATGACCAGTAATAGCAATAGAGTTACCATCAGTGATAGTACCTTCTGCTTGTACGTGTAATCTTCCTTGCTCACTCCACTTAATTAAGTCAGAAGTACAAGGTATTTCAGCACTTACCATTCTTAAGAAAGAAGCTACGGAACGATTTCCGTATTTTTCAAATTCTTTCTCATATAAATCTGGCAAGTATTGCTGTGCAAATGTGTAATCACTACTGCCTAAATAAGATGTGTTTGATAACGCCTTACCTGGAGCAGGAGTGAGCGATGTGGAGCCACTTATATTCGAAGCTGAACCCCCATCAAAATTAATAGATTGTGCCATTTTTAATAATTTTTAAAATTTTTAAACTTTACTTTTTACTTTTTATTCTCAATCCACGACTAAAATCTTGTGTGTCTTGCAACACCCTAAACTTAGGCCCTGGAGTTGATGTGTCTACATTGGTTCGGACATTCATGCTTATGTTTTTACCATCTCTCACTACATTATTAACTGCATCGGCTTTACCTTGTTCGTAAAAGAACTTGGCATAAGCTTCTGGGTTCATAGCCATAGAAAGAGCAGTATGATACTCTTTAGCATTTGTTAGATTACCTTTATCGTCTAAGTATTTTTTTATAAAATTACCTAGATCGGATTGTGCAGTAACTGTTTCTTCAATATTTTTTGGCTTGTAATGCAATTTCTTGTCGCCAACATTGAACTCAAAACCTTTGAATTCATCATTAAAATACTTTCTAGTATTTTCTGAAAAAACTCTGCGTTGGTTATCTTCCAATTCCTTAACCTTTGCTTCCTCATCATTGTATTGCTTATAAAATTCTAAAGCTTTCTGATAATCCTCAGGAACATTCTCGGCACTTGACTCAAGAGGAGTATGATATCTTTCCTGCATATTACTGAAGTATTCTTTAGCCTTCTGCAATTCTTGCTTCATAGCTAGAGCTTTGCTACGAGCTGACCTTTCTTCTTCTCCCTCTGCTGGTATAAACTTATCTTCCATGAAGAAAGCAATATCATCATCAGAATATTCTGGATTAGTTTGAGCAAGATAGGTTCCTACCAAATCAAAATCATCCATTTCAGAAAAGTCTTGTTGAGCCAAAAGAAAATCATTCAAACCTCTGCCAGTTTCTTCTCTAAACTGTAGATATTTAGCGACATCTTCTGGTAGCTCTACTTGTTGTTCATTATTTTTAAGAACGTCTTTTAATTGACTTTCGTCAATATTATAAGTGGACGATAAATAGTCCTTTATAATTTTTTGTTTATCAGAAAGTTCTCCACCCTTTTCACTTATTGATTCAGGAGCTTTACCTTCTGGTTTATCCTCAGTTTCCTCTTTCGGCTTTTCTTCTTTTGCTTCAGGTTCCTGAGTTGATTCTTTTACTTCTGCCTCGTCTTTTTTTTCGTCTTTGACTTCTTCAGACTTAGCAGCTTCTTTTTTTTCCTCATGTTCCTTCTGAATTTCTTCAGGAGTTTTTGTAAGGTCTACTTTAAAGTCAACTGACTCTTGATTTTTATCACTCATAATACATTAGATTTAATTTTATACAAATTTATACAAAAAAGTTATACGTTTTGTCCACCCTGCATTCGTTGCATTAATGCTTGCATCATTCCTTCTCCACCCTGTTGTGGTGCTTCAGGTGGTGCTCCTTGCGCCATAGGTGGTGCTTGTGGAGGCCCTTGTGGTGGCATCTGTGGAGGCATTTGTGGTTGTGGTTGTGGTGGTTGAGTCATAGGTGTGCCTTTAGATGCGCCTCCCATAAATTGACCTAAGCCTCCAATTATTCCTCCACCTGCTGATTTAGCGCGTTCTAGTGGTGAACCTTCTGGTTTCACAAAACTTTTAGGAGGTAATCCTTGTTTCCTTTGCGCTATCAACTCACTTTGTTGGGTTGCCTGTAATTCTGTTCTTTTATCTTTTCTATCTTCTTTTGTAGATTCTCTACTACTTAAATTTTTAGACTCCATTTGTTTGAGTTCCATCTCAAATTGGTATTTCATTTTTAGCATCTCTGCTTCCATTTGTTGAGTCGCTTGTAGTTTTTGCATATCTAAATCTGCTTTTAACTGTAGAATTTGAGCCTCTCCTTGTGTTTTGGCTTGTTCTTGTTGAATCTTACCTTGAGATGCTGCTTGTGCAGATTGTTGATTTGCTTGAGATTGAAGCTGAATATTTTCTTTTTGTTTTGCTCTATCAAGCTTTTCTTTTTTCTGTTTTCTTATTTTAAGAAGTTGATTTGCTAAAGTTAAGTTTTTAACTTCTCTAACATCAATAGCATCTGCTAAATCAATAAGTTTTGCCTGTAAAGCCATTTGAACATTTTGTTCTAGTTTTGCTTTTTCTTCTTCATCTGGTTCCAAATCAACGAAAATACCAAACTCGTGTAAATGCATAAACTCCATACTCTTTAAGACATCCATGTTGTTCTTACCAACCATCCTTGCAAACTGCTCTGCAAAATCTGAATACATTAGTATATCAGTTATTCTACAGGAAATTGCTTCGCAAAGTCTTTTAGATATATGCAAACCAGATGTCATTACATGTTTTGTAGCAGTATTAGAATTTAATGCAGCTAATTTTTGTACACCTACTAATGCATTTGATTCTGGCATACTTCCATCTCTAGCTTCATTTATTCCTGTCACAGCTCTAATCATATTAAGTTGATAATTATACATAGATATCAAACTGTTAATTTTTGCATTAGAACCACTACTAGTTAACTCTTGTATAGGAACTCTTGCATTATTAAAGTCACCATCTTCTGTATAACTTCTACCAATTACACTTCCTG